CGTTCTCACGTCGCACCCCGGCTCCAACTACCTCATCGGCATCAACGAGTACGACACGATCGCCGCCGAGAACATGCTGCACTGGTTCCGGCCGACCCGGCCGGGCCAGCACCGCGGGCTCTCGGAACTGACGCCGTGCCTGCGGCTGACGGCGAATATGCGGCGGTACACCGAGGCCGTGATTCGGGCCGCGGAGATCGCCGCCGACCTCGCCGCGTTCGTCCACAGCAACTCGCCCGCCGCCCAGGTGGACGAGGTCGATCCGTTTTCCGCGATCGAGATCGAGAAGGGCACGTTGACCACGCTGCCCGAAGGCTGGGACATCTCGCAGCTCAAGGCGGAGCAACCGACGAACACCCACTCGGCGTTCACCCGCACGATCCTCGGAGAGATCGCCCGCGGCGTGAACCTGCCGGACCACAAGGCGGCGTTCGACGCCTCCTCATACCACGTCTCCTCCGCCCGCCTTGACGGCAGCCTGCACGACCAGAACGTCCGCGTTGACCGCGACGAACTGGAACGGTCGTGGCTGGACCGCATCTTCCGTGCGTGGCTCGACGAAGCCCTGCTCCTCCCCGGACTGATTCCGGCGAATCTCGCCCCGGCCGCCCGGTGGAACTGGGCCTGGGTGTGGGACGGCCACGACGGCATCGACCCCGCCAAGGAAGCCAACGCCACAGAGACGAGGCTTGCCACGCTCACAACGAGCCTTGCTGCGGAGTACGCGAAGCAAGGCAAGCAATGGGACGTGGAACTCACGCAGATCGCCGCGGAGCGGCAGCTCATGGCTGATCTCGGGCTGTCGCTCGGCGACCGGCCATCGCAGGTCATCATCCCCGACCCGACCCAGGGGGCAGACGCATGACGAATCTTTCGATCCGTGGCGATGTGCAGTTCCTCCGGGCCGACGTTGGCGAGGGTGCCGCACCGTCTGACCGCATCCCGCGGTTCTCGATGGTGGGCTACACAGGCGGCATCATCCGCCAGGCGTGGAGCCGCGAGCCGATCGTGATCGACCTGGCCGGCATGGCGATCCCGTCGGTTGTGCCGATCGTGTTTGGGCACGACTACTCGCTTGAGGCGGTGCTCGGCCAGGCCACGGCCACGGCCACGAATCAACTCGTTCTTGATGGCTCGATCCTGGCCGACGACGACGAGGCCGCGAAGGTCGTGCGCCTCGGCGACCGTGGATACCAGTGGCAGGCGTCCGTCGGTGCCGACGTGGACGAACAGAGCCTCGTCGCCGATGGCGACACCATCACCGTCAACGGGCAGACCTTTACCGGTCCGGTCCGAATCGTAACGCGCTCCACGCTGCGGGAGTGCTCGTTTGTCACGCTTGGGGCCGATGCAGCGACGGCCGTCACCATCACCGCGAAAGCGGGGGAGTCTCCCATGTCCGAAGAGACGAAGGCCGCCGACGCGATGCCGACGGGGCCGGTCCAGAGCGAAGACTACGGCGGGCCGATGCCCACCGGGCCCAGCGACGTGGCGAGTGCCGCGCCGAAACTCGACATCGCCGCCATCCGTGCGGAGATCGAGGCTGCTGTCACCGAGAAGGTCACGAAGGAGGTCAAGGCAACCATGCTGAACGAGGTTCGAAACGGTCGGAGCGGGCCGGCGATCCACGCCAGCAAGCCCGCCCTCGACGAGAAGGAAGTCACGATCGCCGCCGTGGCGATGGTCGGCGGTCTGCATCGGCAGATCGAGGCCAAGTACGGCGATTCGCCGATGCTCGAGGCTGTCGCTGCTCGTTCCAAGACGATCGGCCTGCAGGACATCCTTCTGACCGCGGCCCGGCAGAACGGGTACGACGGTCAGCATCGCGTGTCGGCCGGCAATCTTGCTCCGGTGCTGCGTGCGGCGTTCGCCACGCACAACATCAGCGGGATCCTGGCGGCGACCTACAACAAGTTCCTGCTCACCGGCTTCGAGGCGGTGGAGAACGTGTGGGAGCAGATCGCCACCGTGCGACCGCTCAACGACCTCAAGACCGTCACGCAGGTCCGCCTCGACGGCGGGTTCGTGTTCGACGAACTCGGCAACGACGGCAAGATCAAGAGTGCCGATGCCGGCGAAGGTTCGCGGACTCTCACCCCGAAGACCTACGCCCGCATGTCGTCCCTCACCCGGGCCGACATCATCAACGACGACCTCGGTGCCCTGACGGCGGTTCCCCGCCGGCTCGGCCGCGGTGCGGCGTTGCGGTTCAATCAGGTCTTCTGGACGGAGTTCCAGGTGGGTGCCACGGCCAACGCCACCTACTACCAAGGGGCGGTGGCTGGCGCGGGCAATGCCCTGGCGATCGGATCGGTGGAGACGGCCTACGGTGCGTACCGTTCGCTGCTCGATCCCGATTCCAACCCGCTCGGCATCACCCCGAAGATCCTGCTGGTGCCGGTGGGGCTGCGGATCACGGCGGACAAGATCCAGACGGGGAACACGCTGCTGGCCTCCTCGCTCGGATCGACCTCGAGCCGTGTCGTCGAGCCCCAGGCCAACGTGCTCGCCGGGAAGTTCACGATCGTCGATTCGGCCTACCTCACCTCGTCCTCGACGTGGTGGTTGTGTGCCGACCCGAACGATCTCCCGAAGATGGAGGTCGGCTTCCTCAACGGTCAGCGTGCCCCGGTGGTCGAGCAGGCCGACAGCAACTTCGACACCCTCGGGATCGATGTTCGCGGCTACTTCGATTTCGGCGTGAGCAAGGGCGAATCCCGCGCCTGCTACCGCATGGCGACCGCCTGATCCCAGCCAGCGTAATCCGTGCCCGGCGGGCCAGGGTTGTCCTGGCCCGCCGGGGTGAGTCTCAACCAACAAACCGATTCCGGAGCTATTTCGATGCCTACCCTGAAGCAGCGTGAGAGCGATGTTTGGGATTACACGCCGACCGTGGCTCGTGCCGCGGGTGAGACGGTGATCCTCGGTCGCGTGATTGGTGTCGTCTGCCGGCCGATCGCGGCCAACGCGAAGGGTTCGATTGCCGGTCGCGGCGTCGTCACCTTCGACAAGGTCACCGGTGGTGCGCTCTCTGCCGGCAACGTGGCGTATCTGCACTCGAACCTCCGCGTCACGGGCTCCGCCACCACGACCGGCATCGCCGGGCTCGTGGCTGTCGATGCGGCCGCCGGCGACACGACGGTGGACGTGTCGATCAACCACGGGATGCTGTTCGACCTGAACGTGACCGGCCCCGCCTGATCGTTTCCCATGCAAGCCGCCGGCGGTCGCCTTCTTGCCCGGGCACCGCCGGCGGTCTTGTGTCTACGAGGTGACCGATGGCCGACATGCTCTCCGCCGGTGCCGCGTGGATGGCTGACCAGCTCGCCGCTTCGGCCTCGCTCACCGTGGCCTACAAGCGCGGGGCGAACTCGTCGCAGTTCCTGGCGACGATCGGCAAGAGCGTGTTCGAGTCGAGCGGCCAGAACGGCGTCACGGAGCAGTGGGAGAGCCGAGACTACATCGTCAAGACGGCGGACCTGCCGTACGGGCAGCCGCAACGTGGCGACCTGATAGTGGAGGACATCGGCGGCGTGTCGGTGTTCTACGAGGTCACCGCGCCCCGGGGCGTGCCGCTCTTCCACTACGGCGACGCCTTTCAGAATCTGGTGCGTGTTCACACGAAGCAGAGCGACCGCGACCAGACGTACATCATCACGGACCAGGGCGAAGAGATCGTCGTTCCGCTGACCGCTCAAGGGTGACCGTATGCCGCTCTTCAAGCGAGTCGATCAGTTGCCCTCGGCAACCGGGGTCACCGGCACGGACTTCCTCATCCTCTCGCGGCCGTCTGGCCCCACCGGAACGGTCGGCACTCGAGCGGTGACGCTGAACCAGATCCTGGCACTCGCCACCGGCGGCGGCGGCGGGGGCGGGGCTGGCAGAACCGGACCGACGGGGCCTGCGGGGGCGGCGGGTGCGGCTAGCACGGAGACCGGCCCGACGGGAAGCCCCGGGGCGGCGGGAAGCAACGGGGCGGCGGGTGCTACCGGGCCCGCTGGTGCCGCCTCAACCGTTACCGGCCCGACGGGCGCGCCTGGAGCCGCGGGCAGCAACGGCAGCCCCGGCGCTGCGGGCGCGACGGGCCCGACCGGGGCGGGGTTGTCTGGGGCTGCGGCAGGCGGCGACCTCACGGGGACATACCCGAACCCGATGATCGCAACCGGTGCCGTGATCGAATCCGACCTCAACAACTCCGCCCGCATCCTGATCTTTCATCCCTTCCTTCTCATGGGCGGCTGACCGATGCCACAAACGCACAAAGTCCTCGGGCAGTCAAACCCATCGGCAACGACGGCGACGACGCTCTACACCGTTCCTGCCTCGACGCAGGCGGTAGCCTCGACGCTCACCATCGCCAACCTTGCCACCACCTCGACGACCTACCGG